CAGGAAGCGCTCAAGCTGGCAAGGTCCGTCTTGATGGCGGCAAGTATGCTGGCGCAACTGGGCCTTACGGCGAAGGCACTTCAGCCCGTGAAACCCCCAAGAACCAGCACGGCATTACTGGCTCTGTTGAACGAGCCAAGAGCTTCGATGCTGCGGGGCATAACGCCTAGCAATGGCGATCATTCCGAAGAACTCGACATTTGAAGAGTTCTCTACTCATATGCGAAAGCAGCGAGGCGGAGACGTTGAACCTTCCGAACTAGATGAAATCTGGGATCGGTTCAAACGTTTCAACTCGTTGTCTTTCGCTACGGGTCGCGGTTTTCAAAGCATCCTTCCTGATGATGAGAAGGGGCTTACGAACCGTGAGCGGGAGAATAAGATGGTTGCTGAGGCCGAGGCCCAGGGTAGAAATATAGAGAGGGTTTGACATGGCTCGTACATCGCGCCGACAACGGCTAGAGCAGTACACCGAGCGTGTCACGAAGTGCCGTAAATACCGTTCCGATAACGGTATAGATGACACTTGGGTACGTCTATCTGACCTTTACCGTGGGCAGCATTTCCCTGCTCATATGCAGAATCGTGGCGATCTGATCGCTGTGAACCTGGCGTTTTCTACGATCAACGTTATTGCCCCATCGGTGGCAGTTAACTATCCGAAGATTGTTGTGAAGGCGAACGCTCCCGAAGACCGTGACCGTGCCATATTTGTTGAAGCTGTCGCTAACCATTCGTGGCGGCATCACGACTTCCGAACCCCGTTTCGCCGCGCCGTTAAAGATTTCCTGATCTTTGGGCACGGCTGGATTAAGGTTGGTTGGAAGTTCCTTGAACAAGAACAATCAATCAGTGAACAAGAGCAGGATTCCATGTTTGATTCGGCGTTGGCCGAAGCAGACGAGTTCGCTATGCAGAACTTTATGGATGGAGTAGAAACTCCTACTGCAGAAGAGATCGCTGCGAACATTCCGCAAACCGAAATGCGTATCGTCGAAGATCAGCCGTTTGTTGAGCGGGTCAGCGTGTTCGACGTGTTTGTCGACCCCGCTGCAACATGCATGGAAGACGCAAAGTGGATAGCTCAGCGGATTGTGCGGCCAATAGAGGACGCTAAGAAGGACCGCCGCTACAAGGCATCGGTTCGTAAGGATCTCGTAACGAACTATAGCTACGAACCGTTCGATGATTCTCGTGCAGAGAATAAGCAAGAATATCTTGAAGATCAAGTTGTTCTCTGGGAGTTCTACGACATTATGGAGAACACGCTGTCGGTTTACGCCGAAGGCGGAGACGAGTTCTTAGTCGATCCGATCCAAATGCCGTACGCATACGGTCAACCGTTTGTGATGATCCGCAACTACGACATCCCCGATTACTTCTACCCGATGGGCGACTTGGAAGCGATCGAACCGTTGCAGTTGGAACTGGATAAGACACGCAGCCAGTTGATGAACGACCGTAAACGGTATGCCCGCAAGTACCTGTATCACGAACGTTCGTTCGGTCCAGCAGGTAGAGAAGCGCTAGAATCAGACGACGACGGACGGTTTGTGCCTGTTCTTGACGAGAACAAGCCGTTGGATCAAGTTGTGGTCCCTTTGCCGCAGGTTCCTGTTTCGCCAGAGATTTACAACTACTCCAACATTATTGAGAACGACATCAATACCGTGTCGGGCATTTCGGAGTATGCCCGAGGCGCTATGCCAGAGATTCGTCGTACAGCTACTGAAGCGTCCATTATTGCGGATGCCCAGAACGCTCGTGCGGCAGACAAACTGGCGATCATCGAAATTGCTATCAGCGCGATTGCCCGTCGTGTTGTTCAGTTGATGCAGCAGTTCATGACGGGCGAAGCTATGGCCCGCGTGACCGCTGCTGGCGGCGAAGACTTGTTTATCCCATATGGGCGTGCTGAAATCGTAGGAGAATACGACTTCTCGGTCCAGGCTGGTTCCACCCAGCCGATGAACGACACGATTCGCCGTCAGCAAGCCGTTTCGCTTCTGAACGCTGTTGCTCCGCTAATTGGGACGGTGATTGACCCTGCCGCTTTGGCACGGCACGTCCTTGAAGACGGATTTGGGGTTCAAGACCCTGACAAGTTCTTAATGCAGCAACCGCCTCTTCCCCCAGAGGGAGAAGCGCCTGCAGAGGGTATGCCTGGCGAAGAGGGGCCTATGCCTCCTCCGATGCCAGGTGGTATGCCAGGCGGAATGCCTGGCGGTATGCCTGGTGGTATGCCGATCCCATCGGAAGGGGCGTTCGCTCCGACTGGTGGTGTGCCGCCTGAGTTGCTAGCGCAACTTCAGAATCAGATGGGGATGGAACTCCCGTCCCTCTGATGGGACAACGATTGTAGTACAGTAGGAATAACTTTTAAAGATTCCTCAGGAGGAACCTAGTGTTCGAAGAAACCGAAATAACCGAACCCGTCGATGCGGGCATCTCGGAAGTTTCTGCAAGTGAAGCAAGCAGCGAGGAACCTGTTTATACCGTCAAAGTTGACGGGACTGAACAAGAGGTCACCCTCTCAGAGCTTCAGAATGGTTATCAACGTCAAGCGGATTATACCCGCAAGACGCAGCAAGTGGCAGCCGATCGAGAACGGTTGCAGCAAGCCGAAGCTATCGTGTCTGCTCTGGAAAATGATCCAGAGGGGACTCTTACAACTTTGGCTCAGACATTTGGTGTCAACATGGGTTCTAACCCGAGTGAAGATTCGGGTTGGGATGATGTTGAGATCACTGCTTCCGATAGGAAGCTGGCTGAGTTGGAGCGTAAAGTCGAGATGCAGGAGCGGGCTGTGAGGGTTCAACAGGTTGACAAAGAGGTAGATCGTCTACGAGACAGGTACGGAGAGTTCGACAAGCAAGATTTACTGCACCATGCCGTTACAAACAAGATAACTAATCTTGACGCGGCGTACACGCATTGGCAGTTCAACGACATGAAGTCAGCCGCAGACAAACTGCGGCAGGACCAAGATATTACGTCGAAGAAACGAGATGCGGCAGTAGTGAATGCTGGAGGGTCAACCCAGGCGGGAACCCAACCTGACACTCCAAATGGAAAAGTCTCAAGCATTCGGGATGCCTTTGCACTTGCAAAGAAGCAACTAAACACTTGATCCAACTGAGGTAAATTAACATGGCTGGTAACGCCAATTTCGATGAGATTCTTTCTACGACTCTCAAGAACTACATTCCAAAGCTGACTGACAACGTCTTCAGCGCCCGTCCACTGTTTTATGCTTTGACCAATGGTCAAACCATTCGACGTGTTAGCGGCGGCGCGAACATTGTTGTTCCAATTATTTATGGATCGAACAGCACCGCTGGCTCGTATGCGGGTAGCGACCCCATCGCTGTGACCGCCCAGACGGGCATTTCTGCTGCCGAGTTTTCTTGGGGCCAGTACGCTGCAACCGTAACTATTAATGGCCTTGAAGAAGGCAAGAACAACGGTGAGGCTCAGATCATTGATCTGCTGGAAGGCAAGATTTTCCAGGCGCAGGAAACGATCATCGACAACATGAACACCATGTTCTGGGGTGACGGTTCAGGCAACTCGACCAAGGACTGGAACGGCATTCAAAATATTGTTTCAGGTTCTGCTATTGGCGGCATCAACCAGGGTGATACTGACAACGGCTTCTGGGCACCAACCCAAACTAACCTTGGCGGCGCTTTGTCGCTGGTAGGCATGGGCACGATCTACAACACCATTTCGGTGGGTAACGATCAGCCGACCATCATCATGACCACGCAGGAAGGCTACGAGTCTTACGAGGCTCTGCTTACCAGCAACGTGCGTTACACCGATACCGATGTAGCAAACGCTGGATTCCAGAACCTGCTGTTCAAGGGTGCGCCAGTTGTCTTCGACAGCAACTGCCCTGATGCCGAAATGTACTTCCTCAATACGAAGTACATCCAGCTTGTCGGTCACTCCGATGTGTGGTTCAAGCCAACTCCGTTTGTGCGGCCAACAAACCAGGACGCTGTGTTCTCGCAGATCCTGTGCTACGGCCAGCTTACGGTAAGTAACCGTGCCCGTCAGGGCCGACTCTTCGGTATCACTAACGCCTAAAGAGTAGACTGAGGGGGGAACGGCCATTCGGGCCGTTCCCTCTGACAGTCAGTGAGGACTTATGGGAAGACAACTAGCAGTCGGGTACGGATCGAACGCGGTTCCTTCGGGGACGTATCATCCTTCTGCCCAGTCTGACATTCAAGTTCCGCAGTACATAAACGGGCGCAACGTACAAGAAGTTGTTTCGTGCGCTCCTGAAACAAAACCAGAACTTTGTTCTGCGATAAAGAAGAACGGTGAGCCGTGCCAAGGACGCCCCTTGGAAGGTTTAACGGTATGCGTATTCCATAGAGAAGCTGGGTAATCGATGAGTGCCATGACTTTGGGCCAGATCCGCACACAAGTCCAAGGCATGTTGGATATCGCTCCTGGCGATATTCCCGTTTCTGTTCTTGATACTTTCATCGCTCAAGGGTTCGATGCGATTGTTTATAGCGAGAAGCGTTGGCCCTTCTATGAGGTTTCTACGACTTTCTCGACGGTTGGTGGGCAGTCTGACTATCCCTTGTCTGGTATTACTGTTGACGCTAGTTCAGCCCCAGGTGGCAGCGCGACGCAGCCGATGCGAGAGATCTTTTCGCTGCGAACTGACAACCAGATTTGCGGTTACATCGGTCGGGACTTGGGAGACTCTCGTAACCCGTTGGATTCGTTGGGGTCTGGTACGCCAAGGCATTGGTCTTACTGGGGAGACAGCGTCAGGTTTTATCCGACTCCTAGCGGCGTAGAAACCATCTATGTGCGAGGGGTTCGGGAAGCTGTTGATTTCCCGTCTTCTTTGGATGGCAACGCAACATCTGATGTTGAACCTGATTTACCTGATCCGTTTCAGCCGCTGTTAGCGTCGTATGCGGCTTCGAAGGCGTACTTGCAGCAGGAAGATCCGCAGATGGCGGCACAGTACGGTGGTCAGTTTAGAGGCGAGTTAGACAACATTGCTCGTCGGTATGCGGATAGTCCTGCGCCGCAGCCGATGTTGTTGAATCGTCAAGGTCGGGGTTCTAATCAGCTTGTTACTCCGATGCGGTTTCAGAACGCTAACGGCGTGATCTTCTAAGGGCTGATATGGCAGGCCAAGGGTACAGCCTCATTAGTTGGGATGATTTTCGTGGCGGTTTGAATTACCGCACGGATCAGTTTGACCTTCAGGAAAACGAATCTCCTGATTTGTTGAACGTCAGCGTCGATCCTCGGGGTGGCGTTGCTATGCGTGAAGGCGTTACGACTTACAATCAAACAGCTCTCGCCGCAAACGTCAAAGGGATCTTTTCGTATTACAACGACGATGGAACTAACAAAGTTCTAGTGAACAGCGGGGTCAAAGTTTACGCTTTTGATACCAGCAGCGCTGCTACTGCTTTCACAGACATCGGGACCATTACAAATAGAACTGATGGTTCCCGAGTTTACGGCCTAACGATCAATAACCGAGCTTACGGCGTTTCGGGCGATTTGGTTTCATTTTATTACACGGGGTCTGCCGCTGCTGACTTGGGCACTACCCTTGACGGCACGACGGGCAACTTTCCTATCGCTCAGTATGTAACGCATTGGAACAACTTGGCTTGGGTGGGGAACACGGTCGAGTCGAGCGTGGCGTACAAGAACCGTGTCAGGTTCTCTAATGTCAATTTGCCTGAGCAGTGGAGCAACCTAGATTACATTGATGTTGGTAAGGGCGAGGGCGGCGAT